CTATAAAATCCTTTAAAAACCCAATCAACTAATTTGTTCCACAAATTTTTAATTTTGTTCCATATTTTTTTTAACATTTCCATCTCCTTCTAGCTTGTCTTAGCCTTGAGTTTGGATCTTTTGCTGCTTTTGGAAACTTCTTCATTTGTCCAGCACTTCTAGCACAAAATGATTTACGTCTCTTTGCCGCTTTAGATCCAGGTTTAACTTTTCCTGTTACTGCTGTTCTAAGTTTTGAACCAGGATTCTCCCGTCTATACTTAGCAACACCAGCTGCTGTCATCCCCGCTCCACTTTTAGTAGAACGAAAATATTTTTTACTTCGTGGAGGCATTGTATCTCCTCCACGTCTAAGGCCTATAATTTGCAATCGGCCATTTCTCATCTTACGTATATACTAGTGTAAGTGAACCGGTATTTGTCATTGTAGCGTGTACGCCATTTTTAACTCGAATACCACTTCCAGGTAAATAAATATCTAGACCCTCTTGTTTAAAGTGTCCTTCAAATATTATATTTCCACCAGTACCAATACTATCTTTTAATACAACTGATGCATCAGTAGCGAAAGCTCCAGAACCTTTTGCTTGAATGTATGTAATTCTGCAATTAGTTAAGTTTGTAGATCCACCTGAAACAGTTTTTACTTGTCCAGTAGATGCTATCCTCGTACTACTCTGGTCACTTGTAAATGATCCTCCACCTGCCATAATTTTTTTCTCCTATGTTAGGTGCTCCCGAAGGAGCACCAATTAATTATTAACCATACATTTTATACGATATAACCCAAGTGAATAATCCTTGAGCAGATGCACTTGTCGTATTAGTGATCTGTAAGAATACATCTCTTGTAGAGTTTAAGCTCGTATTTACTTTTGGTGATGCAGCTGGTGAAGCGTTAGCTACCGCTGTGTCAAGTAAAGATGTTCTGTAGTGTGCTCCTTCAGGAACCGTAGTACCGCCATCTAAGATATTAGCTGCCGCTGCAGCAACAATCTGTGCTCCGCCTGTTGCAGATCCAACTTTATATCCGATGTCGCCTGAAGATACTGTAGGTGCAGAAGTACAAACAATGTCAATTGCAGTTAAAATTGTTCTAGCTGGTTGTGCGAAGGTTACTTCGTTTGTTCCAGCAGTTGCGTTTACTTTTGCAGTTGCAACAATACCCTGAGATTGGAATTGTGTTCCTACATATTGTCCTGATGCATTTACTTCAAACACATTAGTAAATACTCCTGTCGAAGTATTTTTAGTTGCACCAATAAAACCGTTTTCCGATCGTACTGGCCCATTGAACGTAGTTAGTGCCATAATTTTCTCCTTTGTATAGCTTTAGTTATGTCGTCTCTATACCGTCTGCCTAGCCAGTCGACATAATAATTTAATCTAGGTTTTTACATTATACATAAAAAAAGGGGCGATGTGAACACCGCCCCTTAAATGAAATACTATAAGTTAGTATTAACTAGATTATAACTTACCGTTACCAAATACACATCTTGGATCAGAAAATCCAAATGAATATCTTTCTCTAGCTTTAAATCTAACGTTACCAGTATCGAAGTCGCCTTCCATTGCAGTTTTGATCGGTGCTCTTACGAACATTTTGAAGCCATTAGGCACATCCGTCATTAGGAAGAAGGCATCATTGTCAGATAAAAAGTTATTCACTCTGTATCCTTGTGGTACCATTCCCATAGAGACGATTGCGTTAATGTCATTATCTGCAGTGCCCGTTCTTTGTGGAGACTTCATCAATCTTTCAGCTGTAAATTGTAATTCTTTTGGAATTATCATTTTTACACCTTGAGATGCGATTTTTAAGCCTCTTTCGTCAACGAACGATGAGATATCGATCAACGATTGCTCAAGAGAAGTTTCGTTTAAGTCAGCTGCAGTTGCTAATACGTTACTGAACGTACCGCCTGTCGCTAATGGGTGGTTATTCGCTATTAACGGTTTACCATCTCCACCAGCGAAAGCTGCATTTTCAGCATTGTTTAGAATGTTAGCTGCTTTTACTTGCTTCGTGTTAGACATAGATCTTGCAAGTGCTCTAGTGTATCTAGCTGCAAGTCTGTCGTATAGGTTATCTTCGATTGCTTCTTCTGTGATAGCAAATGCTAAAGCGATTGTTTCGTGCGTGTATCTAGCTGTGAATGTTTCATTAGCTTGATCGAACACTACTCCAGCACCTTCTTGTTTAGTCGGTGCAGAAGCGAAACCACTTAACATTACTTCTTCTTCAAAAGCTCTGTCAGATGTTTCAGTAGCGAAAATCTCTGCGTGTTGATTTTCGTATCTGTTATATTCCAGGCCGAACAAGGCGTTCAATCCTGGCTCTAGTTCTTTAACTAGCTGTGATCGTGATATAGCCATAAATTATACTCCTGTTCCATTTCTGTAGAAATGCTTATTAATTCTAACTAGAACGTTCGCATTTGCTGTTGCAGTGTCACTATTGTCTGGATCCTGAGAAATGTCGATCGCTTGGATTACAAACGATGCATTTGTTCCTGATACAGATACATCTAGTTGCACTTCAGAAATACCTGTTGTTGTGTTTCCACCACCTGTTGTTGCTGAATAGTTTTGATACAAGTCCGCTCGTGTAAACGCAGCGTCCGCATCCATTAGAAAAACAGCATCTGGGTCATCAACAACAAATGCTGTAATATCACTTGCTGCGATTGATCCTGGATAACTATTACTAAAGGTCGGTTTTTGCGTTGTAGGGTCTGTATAAAAACATCCATTGAATACTCCGATAACAGCTGCTGAGTTGTTTGCGATATGTCTGTCAATGTTTCCTGCAGTTAATGGAATTACCAAATCACCTTGGAAAATTGCAGTCGTATGCCCACTTGCAATTGTGTATCTATTCTGAGCTCCAACTAATGGTGTACCGTCGAGTTTTCTGTAAGGTCTAAGACCGAACTTTTCAACTACGTTTGCCATATGTTTTTTCTCCTATTATAGTTTATATTAACCAACCTTGTCGGTAGTAAACGTTAATAAATTAACTTTTACGGCCACCTCCAAAGGTTACTTTGGACTGCCTCTCAACATTGATTGGCATGTCCGGGTGTTGTTCCTTCATAAGATCCTGGTCAATCGCTTGTATTCTATCCTGAGTAATTTTCTTAAAATACTCGGCACGTGACTCTAAAATCTCTGTTGGTATCCTTGCCAACGCAAGGCCCCCAATTCCGACGATACCCGTGTGTTTTCCTTCAGATAAAACTGGGTAATCATTTTCACCGATTTCACTTAAAAGTGTATCAGCTCTAACGAATTCCCAACCCTCTCTTAGTTTCCTTGATACATTCGATGTATCTTCGAAACCGGATGTGGCTAATCTTATCCAACGATGCGAAAAGCCGTTAGGTGCGGGTGGTGCATCTAAACTGGAAGATGGAGTCCATTCTTTACGTCTAGCTTCCTTAGCCCTAGTCGTAGACTCGCGTGAAGTTCTCATTTTTGTCGTCATATTATTCTGCCTCCTTCACGTATTTAGCGTATTCCTCTAAAGGCACCCCTAATTTCTTAGCGATTACTACCTGTGATTTGGTGAGTTTCACAGACTTGCGTCCTCCTTGTCTACGACTAACAGAAGCTACGTTTTGGACGGGTCGGCTAGCTTGTGTCTTTTTTTCTTCCGTCGTATCTTGGGCAAATTTATGAGGGAAATACTCCTTCATACGTTTGTTAATGTTATTATAATATTCCTCAGTATCACTTACAACCCCTTGGTTGATTAAGCTCTGATGAATTGACATAGCTGCACCAGTCATAACTTCGTCACTGCCAAACCACGGATTCCTCGTCGCCCAATCAGTCGCTTTTTCGCTGACTGGCGGTGGTGTAACATCTCCTTCATTAGACTCTTCAGTTTTGTCTTGTTGTGCAGCTGCGTCTGCTTTTGCTTTTTGAGCGGTCATCGAAACATTTACTTTTTCTTTTTCCACTGCAAGCTTAGCAATAGCTGCATTAGCTTCAGCTATCTTGTCAGAATCTTGAGCATCAATACCTTCTTTCAACAGTTTCTTTTGCTTCTCTGTTTCAGAATCTACTCTTGCATCATATTCCTTAAGATAATTGTTACTTGTTTCATCTGATGTTTTTTCCAAATCAGAGAACTTCTTTTTGAGACCCTTTGCATATTTTAATGCAGCTTGTTCTCTTCGTTCAGCTTCTTTTTGCTTAAACACAAGTTCATTGATTCTTTTTTGGTAGTCAGATGTTTTTTTTGATAAGTTGTCTTGCTCTGTTTTTACTTCAGGCTTTTCAACTTTTTCTTCTACGGGTTTCTCTTCAACCTTTTCTTCTTTTTCTTCTGTAGGTTTACCAATATCCGTATATCCTAAATCAACATTCTCTTTTGGGAGATGTGTTGGATCAGGTTCTGCTTGTTGTTGATTGACATCAATGGTTTCTTCGTTAACGCCATCAGTGTCTAAGTCCACCTCGTTTTGAGGTGTTTGTTTTTCTTCCGCCATTTTTTCCTCCTAGTATGCGTGCAAAATATCAGCAGGGTTGTTTATTTGAGCGATGATTTCATCATCGTTAAGGATTCGAACCTCCCCACCATCTATTTTGAATCTAGAGCCGGCATATCTGCCGAAAATGACCCATTGTCTTTCTTCGCACCACTTTCCAAAAGGAAACTTTTCTTTGTCTCTATAACAAAGAGGTCCCATCTTCAACACCAAGCCACAAACTGTTGTCATTTGAATTGTGTCTTGAGTGTTTTCAGTCAATATTAATCCACCTTTAGTTTTTTTAGGTCCTGCGTATGGCAAAACTAATAACCTATATCCAGTTGGATTAGGTAATCGTTCTAAAAGTTTTTTATCTATTGATTTTTCGTCTAAGACCTTCGAGACTTCTTTTTCGTTCTTATAAGCTTTCTCTAGACCTTCTGTCCGTTTCGGTTGCTCCGTGGACTTTGTTGTCATTATTGCTCCTGTTTTTTTAGCAAGTCCTTAATGTCTTGCTGCAAATCCTCTAAGGATTTGATTTGTCCACGATGATACATTAATTGTTTTTCATCGTCAACATTATAGATAAGGTTAGTTTTAACATTATCAAGTCTTCTATTAAGAAGTTTTTTTATTAGATCTAGGGTTTCTAGATCCATTATTTTTTGCCGTTTCTAAATATTTGTGTACCCTTTATTCCAAATATACTCGCTACGACCAAGATCCACAGGTTTGTGAACCATGACGGAAGCGACTGGAAATACTCGAAAAACAATTTTACCTTCTCCATCGCAGTTGGATCGTCCGACATAACTGCCCACATTAACACAATGATGGGGGCCGAAATTATTATGAGAACAAATTCGTCCTTATAATCGTTTTGCCTTGCTTCAAGTAGTTTGCCTTGGTAAGCTTCTTCACCCCGAGCTTGACGCTCAGCGTGTAGTAATTGAGCTTCTGACATTGCCATTTTAGCTTTTTGTCGATTCTGATATATTTTAGAACCAGCTTGAGCTGCTATTTTTAATGCACTTAGCCACATTTTTCCTCCAATACTTTGTTCAGTTTACGATATTTTTCATTATGATTTAAATTATCGATATACATCTTAAGCACCATATCGATTTTATTTTTTCTTCGCAACGATAAAAAGCTATAAATTTTGAAAAAAATGTTTACTGCCGCTTTTCCACGTGCACGCCATCTATAGGTGAATTTGTGATGACTTTGTCTAGGTTTGATTGTAAATACTGATCCGCATTTAAAAAAGGTATGTATATTTTGAACAACGTCTAAGTCTGACATTTCTACAGATATTGAAGGTATTTGGTATTTTTTGTTATTTACACGTCTTGTCGTTTCATAACTAATATATCCTTCACCATCAATTATACCAGCGTAGTAAGCTTCTTTATCGGACTCCGATAAATTTTTTACCACTGGTTTGGATTGAAGAGATTCCTTTGATATCGGATCTTGCCCCCATTTCTCTATGTGGACAACCACCCCCTTTGAGTCCTTGTGGGTTTGGTCCTCTTTCTGGTGGAGGTCCAAATTCTTTTCCGCCACTTAGACTACCTCCTCTTCGCTTTTTATTAGATTGCATCATCTTAATTTTTTTAAATCTTGTTTTGTTAAATTTTTTCCACCATGCATTCTTATACCGTACTTAAGATCTATTTTTGCATCTGATCTTTTACCAGCACCTCTAACACCTGATTTCATAATCTCAGTTAAAGATCTTCCACCAGCTTTTTTGTAAGATTTGTATGCCATTTTAATACCTTTAGTAAGTAATCCACCTAGCATCATTTTTCTATATTGATTTTTCATTATTTTTCTAACTTCCTTTCTGCAATATCTAATCTTTTATCAGATTGCTCATCTTGTTGTGATAGTCTATCATACTCAAGATTTAATTTATTAGCTTGTCTTTGGTTTTCTTGATCTTGTTTAAACCTTACTTCATTTTCTTTCCTTTGCATATCCATTGCTCTTAAATCAACCTCTTGTTGCTTTATTCTAACAAGTGGATCTTGTTTATTAGCCTGTGCTTGCATCTCACCAACAACTAAACTCTCAGTAATCTCTGCTACAGCTGTAGCAACTGCGTTATCAAACACAATTTGAAACTGTTGAGGGTCCGTTTGCTGTAAAGAGAGTAAATTTTGGTCTTGTGCAAACTGTTCTTTCACTTCTTTTTGTGCTTTGAAAGAAATATGGTCAGATACATGCGATTGTAAGTTAGCATATACCATTGGATTGATTTGAACCATTCTTGAAGCCATAAAAGCTGTG